CGGCCTGATCTTCGCGATGCGTTCCCGCTATGCCAACCAGACAGGCGATGAGACGTTCTACAACGAAGTCGATACCGCTTGGACCACTGTTTCAGGTGGTGCTAACACTCTTGGTGACAAGCATGTTGGTACTCTGCCGGGCAACTCTTCGGTAACTTCAAACCTCGCCTCACAGGGCATCTATAACTACGCTGGTGCTATGGCGACAGCGCAGGCCGAAGCCCTCGGCACCACAGGCAACGTTATGTTTGCCGAAATGGCTTTCTCGATTGAGAAGGTGCAGGTTATCGCGAAGTCTCGCGCTCTGAAGGCAGAATACACCATGGAAGTTGCGCAAGACATGAAGGCCATTCACGGTCTTGATGTCGAGGCGGAACTGTCCCGCATTCTGACAACTGAGACGCTGGCTGAAATCAATCGTGAGGTTGTGCGTACCATCTACATCACAGCCAAGCAGGGCGCTCAGAACACAACCACAACCGGTGTGTTCGATCTTGACACCGACTCGAATGGCCGTTGGTCAGTTGAGAAGTTCAAGGGCCTCATGTTCTACCTTGAGACCGAGTGTAACCAAATCGCGAAAGAATCGCGTAGAGGCAAGGGCAATATCCTGATCTGTTCATCCAACGTGGCGTCCGCGCTCCGTATGGCTGGCGTTCTGGATTATACCCCAGCACTCAACAGCAACAACCTCCAAGTTGATGACACCGGCAATACCTTTGTGGGTGTTCTCAATGGCCAGATGAAAGTTTACATCGACCCATATGCGCTGGGTGGAGACTTTGCGGTTGTTGGTTACAAGGGCGGCAATGCCTTTGACGCTGGCCTGTTCTACTGCCCATACGTTCCTCTGCAAATGGTTCGTGCAGTCGATCAAGACAGCTTCCAGCCAAAGATCGGATTCAAGACTCGTTACGGAATGGTCGCGAATCCATATGCTCAGGGCCTCACACAAGGTCTTGGCGCTCTGGTCAAGGACAGCAACGTCTATTATCGCCGCAGCATCATCACAAACCTGTTCTAAGAATCAGAACAGAGTTTGAAAGAAATTAGAGGGGCTTCGGCCCCTCTTTTTTTCAAGTATTGGCATGCAATGAAGTGTCCTCAATACCATTCACCACTGGAATTTGTTTTAACAACAATGCGTTTTCTTTTGCCAATACAGCATTTTTTTCAATGCTAACTCGTAATTGTGCGGCTAATGAGTTGTCGACTCTTGCGATAGCATCCAACCGTTCTTGAAGTTGTTTTGCTAATGCTTCTGCTTTATCTCTGGCCATACCTTCGTTAATAAGGGCTTGTTGAGCATCGAACAATACGGTTTCCAGATTTTCAATTCGTTTTGCAGCTTCGATTTGAATCGGTGGGACGTCATATTCTCGCCAACCGAATTCCGGCTCACCGTTTTCCAACTTCGGTCCAATAGCATATCGTCCACGAAGCCGGTCAGTAAGATTGTCACTGATCTGCACATGCTTCCCGATGACTGGATCATATATTAATCGAGTTTCGTTCATTTCGAATCTGTTGTTTTGAGTTTTTTCATTCATCGGAGTCCATACCTTCTTTTATCGCAGCTTTGTATTCTGCGATTGCAGCATGATCTTGACAGATTTCTCTCAACTTCAACAAAGCCCTTCCAATCCAGACTGAGCGTTCTCCTTCGTTTTCAAACAACCCATCACCATCTGGTTGACCTTCAAATACAGTCGGACCATCCCAAGGATAATCCATTCTAAAACGGCCATGCCTCAATCGAAGATATGCAATCTTCTCTCCAGTATCAGCATTCAATACGTCATACTGTTCCGGACAGGCAAAACATGTTCTAATCAATTTGAACCTCATTGGACTTCCTTATGGAGTTTGGCAAAGAGTTGATTCAATCTGTCCAAATGTCTCAGTGAATTTGCGGAATTTCCAAGATGCCAGAAACCACATTTTTCACAGTGATAGACATTCAATCCTTTGTTTTTGATTTTCTTCGCAACGATGATCGCAGTAATCTTGGTTTTGTGTTTTTTCTTACCAGTGCAACCATCTTTCTTCGGCATAGTTATACCTCATCAAGTATCATCGTGTTTCTTTTTCTTCAATTCTTCGGTCTGTTTTTGAATCCAAGCCTTCAATAATTCCAACGATGGATCAATCATACCTTGTGTTTTCTCAGATTCAAAAATTCTCTGCCCAATTCCTGCCGATACCATCAATATCACATTATTTCTTGACGGCAACAGAACTCCAACGAACGCACAAATCAGCAAACCATAGAAAAATCTTTTTCCAATCTTCATAGCATCTTCTCTTGTGTATCCTGAGATGCCTCGTTCCCATATTGAAAATGCAAGACCAGAGAAAAACATACCTGCTAAACTCATCATAGCACCAAGCATGCACAAAAATTTTAAGCCATCAACAACACTGGCCAGATAGATAATCCAAACTAAACTCATTCTCCGACTCCAGACCCATCATCCCATTGAAAATTGTATTCGCCGTTGTTGTTCCAAAGATCGAAATGAGTCCCACAGCCACAACAATATGTTCCGCTGTAGAAATGTGGGTCTCTGGCGTAAGTCTCTGCTAAAGCCTGCCCCATAGTTGTGGCCACACCACAAGCCTTGTGAACATAAGTTCTTCGCACCGGACGGATAAAACCTCGTTTTCGTTCCTCCTCGGAAAGAACAACATATCCCTTTTGTTGTCCGTTGGATTTCAATTCGCGATGATCTGGTGTGACCGGAGAACCATCTGTGAGGACTCTCTTGCTACGGTCAACCGGAGGAACGCCACCGGCCTCTCTAATGATTTTGTCAACTTCCTCAGACATTGTACACCTGATTTCCAACGATACCAATAAGCACAAACATCACTAAACAAATCTGTCCGATAACAGCATTCATCAAAGGAATACTGAAGAACATCGAAATGATGATTGGCATACAAACAAACGTCGTAATCCAAACGACAGCCAACACAACGAAAGATACAGCAAACAGAATATCCAGAAAGACTTTCATAGCTCACTCAACCAGAAGATTAACGAAAGGAATAATCCAAGAATGATAGTACATGAAACCAGAACACCAAAAGGTGGTCCTAGATAATAAACACCTAATGTTATAAACACGACTATTCCAATGATGCAAAACATCATCAGAAAAGCACAACCGAATCCTTTTTTAAGGGCTTCAAATCCAGTCATCAAAATCTCCAAAAATATGCGGACCCTCGACCCAACAGAAAGGAGGGGGATCGGTGAATCGAGGGTCCGCTACTTGCGACCGACCAACCAACGGCCACAAGAATTAGTGTTTTTCAGAAACGATAATCTTGTACATGCATGGAGGGTATTCCTGTGAACCCAAACGCGAGAATTTATCGTATCCTTTTTTGGCCAAGAAGGTTTCAAGATTTGGATTCAGAACGTTCTCGACGTAAACAGCAGCCATATTTGTTTCTGCCACATACCGCTCCACAAATTCAAGAAATCTAGTGAATATTCCCTTTTTCTGTTGGTCCGTTTTGACCCCAACCGTTGCGATTTGGAAGTTGTACCCGAGTTCAGCAGGTATCGTTGATTTCCGCACATACACTTCCAGAGGACCGAAAAAGAGCCATTCGTTTCTGGCTTGCATGCCTTCAATAGCAACCTTTACTTCATCGTATGTCATCAATCATCTTCTTCAAGGAATTTTTTGCGACCGAAAACAAATCTTCAATCGGAAGATTGAATATCGGACTTCCCAAATTGATAATAGGAATGTCGCGCGATTTCGCCAGAACAATCGCTGTTCTGGTTCCCCCGCTATCCTTGCCGTTCAAGGTCCAACAAACAACAAGGTCAGTAGGACACTCCAAATCCTGCCCCAACACTTGCTGGCAGTTTCGACCGTGTAGTAATTTTGCACCACTGGAACAACGAGACCAAGCCGGGTGTATGGTTGAAGCCAGTTCCAATGCCGTATCCGGAACTCGATATAAAGGGCTTGAAGGAAGCCCTTCCCGCTCGACAGAATCCTTATTGAAGCCTTTCCAAGGGAGATAAATTTCGGTTTTGCCGCCCTTTTCATGGAAACCTCGCTCAAAGGCCGTATCTGCCCCGTCAGCGCCGCCGCTGCGAAGGGTATAACCAGCCTCAGCAAAAAGGAAGGCCAATTCCTTGGCCTTCCTAAGCATTTCTGGAGGGGTATTCCGGCTTCCAATTCCGGTAATGATCACAAGCCGTATTCCTCAAATACATCAGCCAATTCACTCATCTGTTTTTTGAATTTGGTCTTGTTGCCATAATAACCAGTTATTTCGACCCATTCGGCCATGAATCGCGGCTTGTCGATCTTCAGATAATCGAGACCACGGCTGATATCGCCTTCTCGAAAACAATCGATAGCCAACAACTTATTTTCAGTCGCGTCATCGAACATGTCCGGAAGTATCGACATATTCATATCATTTCCGGCATTGGCAATAACTGCCCCTGCCATACACACTTCACAGGATGGATCGTTTTTCCTTTGTTCTCCCTCATCATATTCTAGGGGAGAATGCCAAGTGCACATATTGATATCGTAACGTTTGTCTTTCTCCACCGCACTCAAATCAGTCAGAGCCATTCGGATGATCGCTGAAGGTTTATTCGGTAGTTTCGGTTTCTTCAAAGCCATGTTTTTCTCCTATGTCCAAAGACCAAGACGAATCTTCATGAGACGAATCAGATATTCTTCATCTTCTTTATTTTGTTCTTCCTCAATCTTGTTACAAAGATCAAGGATAGCTTTAGTTTCTGCATGGGCCTCTTCTGAGGCATGACGAAGCATAAAATCTTTTGAATCGCAAAGAGCAGACCAACCAGATGCATCCATAGGATCGGGACGGTTCGGTCTTACATTTTTCCACCAAAGATAAATCTCCTTCAATTCTTTGGCTGTTGCCGATTGATAAGGAGATTCTTCACCCAACTCTATTTCCCAATCAAGAATACGAAGGGCCGCAGCCGGATCACAACCGCCATTCCATTGTTCATCACACCATGGTTTTTCAGTCTCGACAAACTCCACCATCGATTCCATGACGCCATATAAAAGGCGTTCACTGTAATCATGATATTGGCCCGGAACGAGACCGGTGCGAAGATAATGAAATTTATACACCCAACGATTACGAATATAACGATGCACCTTGCCGGGCCATGTGAAGAATGGTGAGATATATTGTGTTGTAAAATCAGGAACCGTTTCGGTCAGCCAATATCCAAAAGGAGCATTCTGTCTGGTTTTGGTTTCCCACTCAGACCAGCCACCCAATGGTAAGGCATGCGGTTGTTCGATTCCGAACAGACCTTGAAGGTGTTTTTTGATTCTAGATTGCATTTGTTGCAAAATCCAGTTTAGGTTCGAAGAATGGTTTCTTGTCACGATCTCTCAATCGAATGCAACAAATATATCCATACAGAATCATCAAAACCGTTCCAATTTGCATATTCCAATTAATCGGACCAACTACAAATCCCATAATCAGAGACATTCCATTATAGAATGTACAGAACAACCGAAACGTTGCGCCTCGCCATGCAATGGCATAACCATTGCACAATTCATGTTTTCCGGAGGCTTGCATATTATAATTCAAACCCCAGAACAACCCAACCAGACCAAGAAGGAACACACCCACAATATGTGTATAGGCTCCCATCAAAAAATATGCGATAAGAATGATGGTCATAGCTACTGTAGCCAACATGACTCCAGTCCTATCAAACCACCACAGATAGAAATTTTCAATCCAATCGCAGACCTTTTCATCGAACATCAAAACACCTTATCGAATTGCAGCAATTCAGCATGTGCCTCGCGTACAGCCGCTTCCAATGTGGGCTTTCCTTTTTGCCACAAAGGCTCCTCATCTGCAAAGAAAGCATTCCATGATTCATTCTGTTGACGGAAGATAAATCCAAGGCTTTCGACTTCGTTCTGCAGAATCGATAAACTCATGTCCAACACCAACGAAAAAGGAGGGAAACTTGTTCCCTCCTTCCAATACAATCGCGAAATTCTCAAACATTTTCTTGCTGTCTGAGGCGGATTTCTTCAATGGCATCCGCTTTCCAGATACAACCCGACGCACAATCCCACGTATAATACCAGCTTATAGCCATTCTGGCTTCCCAGATATATGGATAAATCAGAATGCCTGAATAATCCTTGGCTACCTTTCTCCAATTGATAGTCGAGTACCGTTTAGTGAAACGATCAGACAACCCATCTACCGGAGCCGCGTATTCCTTGTCGAATTGCAGCAAGTTCTTCATGCAAGTGAGATGCAGAACCTTGTGTTTATCGATTTCAACCTCATGCATGTATTTCAGATAATCGTCCTCCGAACGAAACCCGTTTTCTTCACAGAATTCTTTCCAGTTGGGATCGCCGCCAATCTCAGGGGTCACCCAAAGACCATCAGGCTTTCCGTACATTTCCGGATGTAAGATTTGCGGAGAACCATGAAAACGAATCTTCGGCTTATCCGACCAATGAACCCACTTCACGTTTTTCATCATTTTCTCGGCCAACTTCTTTGAAGCTATAGATTCCAGAATCAAACTCAATGTAATAATCTGGTTTCAGTTTCTTTTTCATGTAATGGAGGACCACTTTCGCTGGCCTTCCGGTTTTTCCTTTACGGAAATCTAGCAACGATGAATCGATTTGTTCGCGAGACAGTTTCCAGTTGTTGGTTTCGAAACTGCGCTTAAGATGACGTTCGATTGGCGACAAGGTTTCCATGATATCCTCAGAATGAGAAATTCTTCGTTGGCTTCCTGCATTTCACTGTCCAGCCGTTGTTGCGAGCGGGCTGTAGAATACCTTCCATGTTCTTGAGAACAATTCCCTCGTCCACGTCAGTTGTCAGCGATGCAAACACACCAGAAAAATTATCACGAAAGTTTCTGGCAAGCCAAGTGTGTTTATCCAAAATCCAATGAGTTGGTGTTGATTTCATATGCTCATGGAAGAAAAGAGTTTGAAGCAGACAATAGCGATGCGCGTAAGTGGTGCCGCCCAAATACTGCCCGTCGCACACCAGAATATCATGAATATAGTTGATATTCCGAATGCCCTTGACTTTGTTATGAAGCAACTCGGCATTGATCGCATACCACCCTTCGCCCGGCAGATTTTTGAAAATCTTGGATGTGGCCTCGGTGAATTCCCAAGCCTTGTGTCGCTCGCCATGTCGGTTATAAGCAAACACTTCCTTGTCTGGCGACACATAGATAACTGAATTGGTGCCGTTTTTCTTGGCTTGGGCTATCCAATTCGGCTTCTGATAGAAGGGAAGCATGGAAGGCATAATGGCCTTCTCGGCGCGGGGCGGCGCAAGGAACATGAATTTGTTGAATTCGTGCATGGCTCACAAATACTTTGCATAAAAATTGTCGGTCTCGACTCGCGCATTGACATAATAATCTGGCGCGGAAGGTGCCGTGTTTTTGGCATTCACTTTGTCGACTGCTTTCTGAGCGGCTTCGCGAGTCTGATGACCAGTGGCATGGAAATCTTTCGATCCCCAGCCCCGTTCATATTCACGAAGCACACAATAGAACGGATAAATTTTCATTTCATGGCCTTTTCAAGGATATGAGCCACACGTTCTTTCTCTTCGGCAGCTTCACGAAATAACTTGGCTTGATTGCGAAGATTTCGAATGTAAGCCAGTTGAATCTTGCGAGGATCGATGCCCAAAGACACGCAATCCTGTTTGATATTGAAAGGGTCACTCTCTTCACGACCCAACTCAATCATCCCCTTTTCCCAATCAGCATCGGCTTCTTCACCCATCAATTCCTCCGACATTTCGTTTTCATATCCAAAACATCTTGTTGTGACATTCGCCATGCACAAGCATCACCAATTGCACGATAGAAAATGGACTCCCACTTTTCGCCAGACACCATAGCCAAAAGTGCTTCACCAGCAACAGTTTTGACCATGGCCTTAAAGTTGAGTGCTGCAAATTCCTTAGTGGCTTCCATTTTGATTTACCTCATCCAGAGAACTTCACCATCACCAGCCAAAATGGTTTCGATGACAGTAGCGGGACCGAACAAATTGGCATCAAAACCAATGCGATGCCCGGAAGAACAAGCGGCCTTGTAAATGTCACCGGCCTTCATCCCAGAATATTCAGGACGAGGGGAACCGTTCGCAAACCATTCCCCATTCTCGTTTCGATTGAAAATAATATCATGTTTCACTTGCATTTCACTTCTCCCAGCTTGCGGCCAGAACCTCCAGAACCTTTTCAGCCAGTTCGTCGGCACCGGCATAAGTCGGCTTCACAGCCAACGTACCCACGACCGGCAGAAGGTCACGAATCACCTTCTCGCTCTTTGTGAAGAGAACATTGAGGCTTTCGTCCGTGGTCACGGTCTTAGTGGAAGCCTCTTGGAATTGAATCACATCCGAAGGGGCACCCAACTTGACCAGAGCCTTCGACACCGAAGCGCCATTCTTGGCCAACCAGTCCAGATGTTCCGGGTTGAAAATGTATGTCTCGGGGCGATCCGCAACCACTTCCAGCGGAATGCCAGCCTTCTTGGCCTGTTCAATTTCAATCTCGGAAAGGCCAGAAGCCGAAGAACGCTTCTTCAATTGCACGGAAGCGGTGGCAGCGCCTTCTTCGGCCTTGAAGTTCTCGGGTTGACTCTTGATATCCTGCCCTTGGGTCACGAAAACGTCCGTGGCACCCTCATTCACTTCGGCCTTAGTGGTTTCAATCAAGCCCTTAATCGCCTTGGCGAGGGCGTCCAGCGCGGCCAGCTTTTCCAGACCAGCCAACTCCACCGTCTTGGTTTCGGGCTTCTTGCCCTTGGCAGGCTTGGCTGCAACGGTCTTGGCGGTGGTGAAGAGGTTTGTGGAAGCGGCCATGGGGAAGTCCTTTCGTTTGATAGGTTCAATATACTTTTTTCAAAAAAGAATGTCAAGCCTAAAAAGAATAAAAAAGAGGGGCCGAAGCCCCTCAGATTAGAACCCGAAATCGTAATGCTTGTCACGATCTCCGAACCGAACCCCATTGCCACCTTCGACCTGATTCCAGCGGTTGGTCTTGGCATTGTACTGCACTTGAACGTAACGGCCCTTGCGGTTCTTGCCGAAAATGAACACTCGGCCATTGAAGTCACGCTCGTAATGGTAATCCTGCGAATCGCTCATTCCGTTGTTGTCGATTCGAGTGGCCTTGTCCTCTTGGACATAAACCCGGCCATCCACGATATCATACACCGTACCGGCGTAACGGTCGCTGTAGGCGGTAATTGTGGCACCGCCATCCTTGACAGGGTGACTCTTGGTGTTTTCCGTAATCCGGTTAATCAGGTTTCCGAAAACTCGCATTGGCGTGTCTCCTTGGTTGTTGATGATTCGGATTATAGATTGTTTTAATCCGTTGTCAAGGTGGGTGCCAATGGAAAAATACACCCTTGCTCGATATAACTAGGAAAATTTACCGATATTTTTCAAACAACTCGCTGAATAATTTTATCATCCGAGTTGAAGATAGACCCTTCAGCTTTAACGATAACTGAACCACGTTGAGCAGCAATTTCCGCCAAACCAGCAAGATCATAACCGCTCATTTGAAATGCATGTTTACAAGAAGATACAGTTTCTCCAATCATCCATTCCGCGTCTTGCTTATGAACCATGTAATATTGAATGGTCATCTTTCAATCTCCATCAGTTGATATCAGCATCATATACGGCATTTCAAAACTTGTCAACAGTCTTTTGCATCTTTGGACAAATTTAATGGTGTTCTACATCATCTTCCCCCCAGACAAAATGTCCGGCGCGGCGTTGGGTCTGAAAACCATCCAACCAAGCCGATCCCATTTCGGTGGTCAGTCCATACGGACAGTCTTCGATTGCCTTCCCATCCTTGAAGGCTTGTTGGCCTTCTCGATACTGTACACCCATATAGTCTTCAAAAATATCCTTCATCGCTCTTCCTCCTTTTAAGCTACCTTCGTAACAAATTTCGGCTGCGCTCCAATGTTGTATTTCACTTTGGCCAGACTCAATGTGTACATGGAATACGGCAGCGGCACATCGCAATAATTCTCTAACATTTTGATGTACATACCGACAAAATCCGGACCATGCTTATCGCCATTTTTATCAATGTCCATGGTCATGGTATGCGCCAATTCATGAACGATTATCCAAGCCGGGGTTTTTTCTTGCACTTCGATATATTCGCGGCATCCCCTTGCATAGATGGTTGTGGCATTCTTCGGCATGAGCCGAACCTTCGGAGGATACAACAGCCTCTCAAAGAGCCAAATTCCATCCACGAAAGTCTGCACTTCCGCGAAGGGAAGAACGCGATTGCATTTCGGGCCAATATATTTTTTTTCCCAATTATAGACCGCTTGTCGTTGAAAATCTCTCATGACAGATACCCCGAAACTTTCTGATCGTTACCAATCGGCCTGCTCAAATTCACTTTATCCCCGGCTTCACGACCCTTGGCATTGGCATTGGCATCGTCATGATAATAACGACGAGTAGGGGCGCGACCAAGTTTGATTCCAGTATTCTTAAATTCTTTCTTGACCAATTGATCCTTCAGAACAACCAATGAAGTGCCAGTTGGTGTTGCGGCTGCTTGTTTGGCTTTGGCCTCAGCCTTCATTTGACTCAAACGATAACTAATTCTGGAAGCCATACCGCGACCGAAAGAGACCGTGGCACGTTTTTTATTCGTGGCCTGATAATAAGTGGCCGTCCTCTTGAAATTCGCAGTCTCGTTTTCGATAGCATCAGCAATGATGTTGAAAAGATATTCAATCATTTCAATATCAGTTTCCGTGCCAAAGAATCCGTAACTGGATGGTTGCCGTTTCCAATTCTCATCACGCTTCCAGTTTTTGGAAAACCACGCGATACAATCAAACAAACTAGCCAACGAGGACACACAATCATCCATGGCACCGCGCCGGTTTGTTCGTGATTTGATGAATACAGTTTTGCAAGTCTGTTCGCGAAGATCGATTTCCGACATGGAAAGATTGTACTGCTCTAAAAGCCTGCCAACCTTTTCCATGGCAACCATGGCTTCATGTTCTGAGCAACCTTGCTCGACTGTCTTTTTGGTCAGAGCCTTGATTCGATCTTTGACTTTCTGCAATTCCGAAATCTGATTATGCATTGTGCAAGCCTTTGTGAATAGGATGAGTTGGTTTATATCAGCTTTATTGACAAAAGTCAATACCCCCCGCAATCAATAAAAAAGGGGCCTTCCGGCCCCTCTTAATCACTTATTGGCTTTCTTTCGGCTTCTCAACTTAGCGAAGAAATCTTCGTCGCTACCGTCCTCATCATCCTCAGTTTCGGTGTCAGTGGTCTCTTCCTTTTTATCATCGTCTTCATCGACATCAAAAGGAGGGTCCTCTTCTTGCTTTTTCACAGAAGAAATTTTCTTCGTTGTGGTGCGCTTTGGTTGCACTTCAACATCACCATCTTCTGTTTCAACCTCACTAGACTTCTTACCCAAAGCCCTATCGAGTTGTTTCTTCAACTCATCATAAGACTTGAATTTGTCTGGTGCGATTTCCGGCAAGAGAGGATATTCTTCAAGATAGATACGCTCAATTTCTTCATCATCATCTGAAACCGGTCCCGGTGACAGCCATTCAGAATCATCGTAATTACGAAATCCACCTTTGTCTTTGATCTTAAGTTTGAAACTACGACCTTCCCAAAGATCAAAGATGTTTTCTTGCTCATCGCCCTCATCTTCCGGATTGACCTTTTCACTGATCTTATCAAAGATGGTTTTTGGACACTTGTAGAGGAAGACTTTACCTTCATCTTCTTGGCGAGCCGGATGTTTCACTACAAGAATATTCATGATGTAATTGGTCTTGCGATTTTGTTTCTGAGCAATCTTCTTTTTTTCCTCAGAACCAGAATTCCAAAGTTCGGCATTCATTTCCGCAACAGGATCGGCTTCACCTAGAGTAGTGCGGGAATTTTCAATATACCAACCGCCCTTCGCCTTGAAGCCATGAGTAAAGAGCTTGGCGTATGGCTTTGTCTCTGGCTCTGGTACTCTTTCGGTGGGTTCTGTGACGGCTGGCAAAAAACGGATGACAGCGCCACCCTTGTTAGCCTTGTCTACTTCAGGCTTCCAATATCGCTCATCATCCTTGAACGATCCCTTGGCATCATCATGAATTGTTTCAGAAAGAGCCTTGAGGTTATTGCTGCTGTTCTTTTTCAGTTTATTAAGAATAGATGACATCTAATTTTTCCCTATCGTTGTTTGGTTTAATAAGTCTCACATAACGATAGAGTATATAGTCTAATCAGAATCCCTCCCCATATGAAAATCAACAAGGATGTCTCGAAATTCTCCCTTATCAAAATTTAGGAACGGTAGATATTTTTCAATCTTCATGATAACTGATGAACAGATATGATCATCCCCCAACCGTTTTTTCCAATACGGAAGGCACTCTGTTAAGTCAGCAATGATTGATAGAGATTCCAGCGATAATCGTCTCCCCATATACTCTTTCAAAAGGTACGGGTGGTTATTGTCCTCGACACGAAAATTGGCATCGAAATCCGGGCGCAAGATTTTTAATTCTTGCTTGAAAGCATATGGGAGAGATTCGATTCGTTTTTGTCTGGCCAGATAAAGGTCGTTGTCCAGAACCACATCACGAATATAAGGCGTCGTGGTCTCACAGAAATGAGCCAGCATGCGGTTTTTTTGATCCCGCATCTTTGCCAGCTTCTCAAACCAATAACGATCCTTACGCCTTCCTAATGAAGCCGCTGTGGCAGTCGTTTTGCCGTTGTATCTGAAGAAATCATATTCTGGTTGAGAGAAGTGTTGTTTCAATGCCAGAAATGCTCGATAACAATCAAGTGAGTTCATTAAGCATGCAAACTCACAAACCATTCCAGAGTTTTACGTCCATCTTCCAAAAAGTCCCATACTTTTGGCGCTCTTGTCGGAAGTTGAGCTAATCCAGTGCCGATACCATCTTTCGGCCACACTACATGCTTGCCTTTTCTGATGTGAAGATACAATTTATGAAAATCTGGATAAACTATATCCATAATGGCATCTAGTTGATCATCAGAAAAATATGCCTTTTTATCTCTGGTGGGAGTCCATTTCGTTGGAATGCCCACGGCATTCGGTTCTCCTCGCATTTCCTTGGCTTGCCCACCCATACCTTGTCTGGCGACATTATCACCAAATACAAACAAGCGATCTGGATATTCGCGGACGATCTCTCTTGTAATGCGAGGCAGATAATAAATCATGCGATTACTGAAATCGTTTGAGTGGTTTTTCTTCGCAACCACATTTTTTCGTTGTTCTTCTTTTTTGTCACAATTTCCAAATGATCCGGACATACACAAAGCGAGAAATCGCAAGTGTGTCCTCGATCATGTCCCTTTGGAAGGGTCTTGCCGCCGATAACTTCGCAAGAGAACCGATGTGCCCGAATGGTCTTACCACCGACAGAAAATGATCCGTACCATTTCTTGTTGCCTTTGCCGCGCGATCTTCCTCCGGTCCAAAACCAGCATCCGTTAGGCAAAATATCAACAAAAGACATGAAACGTTCAATGTCTGCGGCAGTCGCCTTAATCATTTCAAATAATCCCTCAGAGCCTCAAGCAGTTTTCCTCGATTCGATCCTTTGGCGAACCAAGCCTCGACCAATTCTTTGCCATCCTCAGTCAAAGACTTTTCATCAGAGTTAACGAGTCCGGCTTTCTTTGCCGTTTCCATGGTCTTTTTATCGACCTTGGCATGGTGACAAAACCATTGAATTTCAGTAAGTGCTTCCATAGTCTTGGCGGCAATATCGCTCATTGACAAGCCCTTTCATGGTAAAATCAGACTATACCATAATAAATCGGGTTTGTCAAAAATCCAATCTTGATGACCTTGGAAGAAAATTCAGGTCCTCAGCTTCAACTTCGATCTTTTCTCTAATCACATCAAATTTCTTGACCAATTCGCCGCCAACTGAAATTTCAGTATTGGTTTGTTCGCACCACAGAATAACAGCATCCATGTAGCTAATTTCAAAATCTTTTACGAGAGTTTCGATCTCAAGAGCGAAGTTGGAATAGAATTCAAGTTCAATGGAGGTCTCTAATTGCGGCATCAATCACTTTCTTCTCATTATCAGTTTTCTTCTTTTTGTTAGTCACGACTCTACTACGGAATTGCGGATTGCTTCGCAATTCCTTTGCAATAAGGTTCTGTCTCTTTGGCTCACGCCGTACTTTCCTCATCAATCACCGGCACTCTTCGTTCCGCGAATGTATAATGAACGTTCTTGACTCCAAAGAATTCTTTCACAAATGCGATAGCTGCATCTGGATCGAATGGCTTGCAACTGAAAATATTGCAAAACATCAAATGATAATCATCCACAAAATGAGCCACGATAGAACTGGTTTCAATCAACTGCACTAATGTAAACCCTGCCTTGGAAGGATCGTGGTCAGCAAAATGAACAACTTGAGGTTCGCCATATGCCTTCATATCAATCAACTCAACCAACTCTCTGGAGAATTGTGCGACGTCTTCCTTTGAAAGGATTTTATCGTTGCAACCAGAGCAATCGACAGTCAATTCCCAACCCCAATAGTCCAAATCTTTCATCAGTATGATCTCCAAAGAATGAGTATAAGTTGGTTATTTAGTTTGGTTTTGACGCCATTTCCATATACGATTTACAGTCTTCGAAATCGACGGGATTCATAATAAAATATCGCATGGTAGGCCCAATTTCATTGATATGACTTTCCAATTCAAAAAGCGGAAATGATCCGAGAAATCGTTTGTCATTATCCAAAACAACAACAAAATGTTCTGGCACTGAATCATTTGCACAAATATCGACTTTATTGAAGTCATATGGAGTTGGCGTCATTTCGATAATTTCAACCATTGTGTTCCTCTTCTTCTAATTGTCTGCGGCGCTCTTTCTTTGCCCTCTTGATCGCACGATAGTCCACTCCACTATGTCCCGCCATAATAGAACCAATGGGGTGAATTTTATCCACAACTTTTGTCAGTTCGTATTTCTCGATCTGAGCAATAATTTGATCGGCGTTTTTATAAGCAAGCGGAAATTCAGAGATATCATGCTTGCCAGAAAAGGCTCTCACATCAATTTTCTCTTGAATGTCCGCGATCATCTGTTTTCCAGTTAAACCGCTCTCAATCATTCTTCTAGTGAAATCAGAACGTGAAAAATTACGGCCAGCACCATGCGGTGAAAACCCAAGGCTTGGTTGACTTTCAAAATTCATTCCGAAATCAGCGTCTTGATTAACTTCGGTGATGAGAATTGGCGAAGCCATATTAAGAGGAATGATTGCCTTCCCAACCATATCTGGAGCGAATCCCATATAAGCAGGCGTAGCACCTTTGGCATGAGCAAAGAAAGTCTTGCCTTCATATTCTCGCTTGAACACAAAATTATGTTCATTCCAAAAACGATCCTTGTCCTTTGCTCCTATCTCTTTAGCCACAGCATTATGAATCGTGAAATGATTAGATTTGGTCCAACGACGAATGATTTGAAGTGCTTCCCAATAATTCTGTCCTTCCTCGGTATCATAAGAAATCCAGAGATTATGTTTGTTGAGATATGGCGCTTGTTCATAAGACATTTGCTGCGCCAATTCAATTCCTACGCTATACAACATTGCGCCGGGTTTTCTCGAACCATGATGAGTCACCAAAGCAATTTGTCCAGTAGATTCCATTCGACCCACAAAAAAGAAATGGTTTCCATCACCTTGAGTCCCAAAGTGTTTCTGAGCCACCCCACTTTTATTGGACAAATATGGATTTCGTTCGAAATCATTTAGAAGGTCTTGCGACACTTGCATATCGTGACTGTAAGGACGGCCACCTTTTCCGAAATGTGAAATTCGCATTCCAGCATCGAGCAATGCTGTGGGGTCTGTATCTGAGGGAAATACAGTCATCGCCATTGAGCAACAAATATCAGCCGAATGCATGCCGGGAATGATGGCATTCTCGACCAAAGCAACCGCGCCAACAGGAATTCCTCCGCCGCCCTGAGGGCCAGCATCTGGCATTATCGAAATGGCCTTCACCACCGGAACCTGTGCAATTTCTTGCACATTACGTTTGACAGATTCGAGATTGCTAATCTCATAATCAGTTTCGGCATCAATATTGTAATGAATTGGAATTGATGTTGGGTTTTGTGGAGGAAGAATGGTGATAGGTTCTGGTTCAAATTCCTTAACCTTCGCGATCATATCAAATTCGGTATATTCAGTGTTGCCGAAATGATTTGAACGTGCCATAGCATCGGCTGCTTTAATAGCTTCACCGAACCATTTTCCGGGTTTGAAACCCCATTCAATCAGTGTTTGTCCTGTTACTTTCATCGTATTCTTTCAATTTTTCACAAAAACAAACTCGATTGTGGGCAGAGAATGCGTAGTAAGGAACTACACATTTACAGTCAGGCCAGTTGCATTTTGCTTCTAGCATTCTATAAACATCATCATTCATTCTCAAGTCCGTTTTCTTTTTTGAGACGTCCTGTCTCAATTTGTTTTCTTCGACGAGCAATTTCTTGCTTGCCTTGATGTGCTTCACTGTATCTTGAAGTATTTTTTTCTGAAGAAGAAAATTGATTATTTCTATTCATGTCGATAACCTTTTTGCTTCAATTTGTTCTGCCAAACAGAAATTCTCTTCTGCGGCTTCTTCCAACGATTCATACCCCATCATACTCATCCAAACATGAAGGGCTTCGCCTTCATCGCTTGCCGAGACGATGTGCGACCTGTCATATCCACACCAAATTTGGTATCGATGCGGCATAAAATCAAAACCTCCTTTTTTTGGCTGGGGCGGAAGGAATCGAACCTTCGAATGGCGGAATCAAAATCCGCTGCCTTCCCGCTTGGCTACGCCCCAATGACTCATTACTTATACACACAAATCAAAAACGACAATAAAAAAAGAGGGGCCGAAGCCCCTCTTTTCCATCAAATCAATTCCGATGCAGTTACGCGAGCGTAAACACCCCGGCACTTGGCTTTTTGAGTTTCTTGGAACTCAGAAGATTGTAAGCCGTGGTTGATAGCGTTTTGGGACTTGCGGTTGGAAATTTCTTCTTGAGGTCAGTCAGAGTGAATTTTCGTGTCGGGTTGTCCTGAAAGTATTGCAGGACCTTTTCACGCTGAGAAATCTGACCACCGCTATTGCGGAACGTCAGTTTCTTGACAGAAGCAGGCGAAATCACTTGCTGGGGTTGCATCGTATCCGGCGACACGACAACAGATGACAAGACTCCGGTGATCTGTTGTTGCGGGAGAACAGCCAGCAATTTGCCCTTGTCCTCGGAAGAAGAAATCAGAGATTGGAGTTGTTCACTTTCAATCTCATAAATTGCATAAACCTTCATTCAATGCTCCTTATTTGGGGATATCCCGCATTCAACTGTTCTTCTTTTTCGAAGAAAGTCAAATGGATTTTCTGGCAAAAGTTACAGCATGCTCCAAAGCATCCAATTTGATTTTGCGATTTTTCGCATACCAATTGGAAAACATTCTGGTCTCGACACTATTACCTGCCATGTGATCGAAATACCAAAAGATGACATTGAGAACATGCCACCAACTTTCAGTATTTTCGACGATACTAGCCCCATCAACTTTCAACTGAGTTCCAACCAATTTAGCCACTTCAATGGAAGGACGGCTCATTTGCTTTGTTCCGGCAGTTGTCGGAAATACTGTATTCAGATAATCTTTAAGTTGATCATCGTTGTATTTCTCAGCCCAAAGCAATTTGGCATCAGCCTCATATCGCTTTAGTTGGCTATCACCATATGCAAGTATTTTTTGCATCCCTTCCAATTTCAAATCTTTTTCGGAAGTTTTTATGAAAGGCATCAGTAACGATGTGTTGGCAATCTCTCTGGTAAGCATAAGCTGAATTGAAAACGAAGCCCCATAGACATGAGGATTCGTAAACAGATAATACGCCCTTACAACATCATTTTTTCCGAGAGTGAATGTTTGTGTGCTTTTGATTAGCAACCAAACATATTCTCCATCATTGTAAAGCCCACTGGCAACAATTTCCAATTTCGATTGCTTCAAACTTGGATTGTTTATCAGTTTTTGAATTGTCTCGATGAAATCGGAATTTTGAAATGTATTCCAATGATCGGGAACGATGGACAATAGCTTCTCGTTGTCCGCTCTGATTAGAGCAGACTTGTTTATGACATGAGAAGCATTTTTATAAGAATACTGCAGAGGACGCTTTTCAACATTCCAGCGCAGTTTTTGAAATTTGTCCTCGGCGGTTTGCGCTTCGCGCTCTAGCACCATGGGCATATGCCTTTGTTACTCCTACAAACCCTATAGGACATATAGTCTATAGTTTTGAAAAACAAACAACTTTTATGGTAGAAAAATCTGGAACTACACGCTCTTAGTAAAGAGGAAGTGAACCAGTGATTTTATCGATATCTTCCGACTTACCCGGCCCTACTGCCAAAGCGGTATATGTGGCCTGTCCTTTGAATTCGGTAAAACCTGCGTCTTTAATGAGGCAATTAAGAATCCCAGCCTCAGTTGCGGCTTTCTCTAATGCCAGCAATTCTTCCTCAGAATTTACCGTAACACAGACCTTTGTAAAATGGCCCGCCAACCACGACCAAATATCTTCATTGTGTTCGATGAACATTCCATGCTCATCCCATTTTGCTAATTTGAGGAGCGCACCCATAGCTGCATGGGCACCTTGCGCGATTTCTTTTCCGCGCCGCATCTTCAAATCTTTCCGGATAACTATGATTTGTTTGATAGCCATTCTTTGTATGCCTTTGCAATTTTCGTCTGCCTTCTAAAGGCTTCTTTTTCCCAAGGCAAGGCTCGATATGCAGCATAGGACATATCGTCGGTCTCTTTATAGATTTTAGATTTCCAATGTCCTTCGCCATTTTTAATGAAGAGTTTACCTGTCACGAATTGAGCAATGTGTATGCATTCGTGGGCGAGAACACGAAGAGATTCATTACGAGACATATCTGGAGAAAGAACAATAACGAAGTGAGTCTTCGTTCGATCATAACAGCGCCCGGTATCTTCGTTCATATGCCGAAAATAGACCGATACCTTCAATTTTCGAGTTTTGTTTTTGTCCTTGATGAGGTAATTGAGCATCCATTTTGATGCATGAACCGGCTCATTGCGATAGAATTTTCGCCGTCTGGACATTGAGAACTCCTACCTGAGGTATTTATCCGAACAGCCAAAAGGAAAAAAATCCTATTTACCAAGTCTCAAAATTGCCGCCGTGGGTCTTTTTTATGTGTTTCAAACGGTCTCTGAAATCTTGGTCAGGTTTCTTCAACCCCTGTCGCCAAGGATCACCTATAAATGGTGCGGCTGGCAACCTTTCAATATTTGGATTGTCTTTTTCCAATTGTTCCGCTTCGGCAATGGTCATCATTTCTGTCCATTCCTCACCGGTATCTCGATTTATGAAATTGTAGTACGGCATTTATTTCTCTGTTTGCTGTACTGGTTTACGACGCGGTTTCTTCGGTTTGGCTGTGGGATCGAACCGCTTTTCCGTTTCTGTCACAACCTTAAAATTTGGGCCGTGTTGTTTGATCAGTTCGGCCAACGTAGGCTCTCTCTTCATCTTCTTCCTTTACTTCTCTAACATGCCGTCTTTTCCTACGGTCATTCATACGTTCCTCTTTGTCATACCAATCATCTTCATCGTAACTAGACCGAGACTTTCCCATCTTCATTCTCTGTAACTTCCGGAATCAAACCGGGAAACGTTTCTTTAATCAACTTCAATGACAAATTGCTGTAGGGCAATTTCTTATCTTTCATGCACAACAGAAGTTCTGCATCAAGTGGAGAAATAGACTCCAGCAAATTCACAAAGAGAAGTTGCCTTCGTTTAACTTTAAGCGCCAAATTATGTCTGGAAACTTTCTGCTCCACTTTAAGATTCATGAAATCATCGCCACCATCGACGAAGCGGTATAACTTGAATACTTCGTAATAAAAACGCGATTCTTCAACGTCTGTTGACGGTGTGTAAGGAGGAGCGCCTTCTGGCAACCCCCACTTTACGTTAGGATCAAGTGCATAACGTAAAGTCGTATAAAGTGCCGGACAACCGTATTTACGAAGAATATCGATTCGTTCTGCTTTTGATGGAGCCTCTGCTGCCATCTTCAGAATTTCTCCAATACCATATTTCATCTAATCAATCCCGGAATATCACGCCATTCTTTGACAAGGACGGTTTGAGACCCGGCTGTAGCTTTACCTTGCCATAATTGTTGGAGACGGGGAGGGTCTTGCACAATTTGCTCACTATCATCACGGAATAAATTGCCTCTAATTCTTTCAGCACGCCAAGGAACATACCAACGAAGTTCCATTGTCGGTTCCCAATGAAGATTATCTATTTCAATCATATTCGAATGCATTACATGCTCCTAAAAATTATCGTTTGCATACATTTTCGGCATTTCATCCCAAGCCACTAAACGACTTTCTGGAAAAGCAGTCCCGTAACTGGACCAAGGATAGATACCATCGTCTCCATTATAATAAACCACTACAGGTTCAAGAAAAAGATTATTGGTGTAGAGTGCTAAAATATATCGACCATCTCTGTGAGCAGTCTTCATAGGTTTCCAATTTTCGGACAAAACCATAGAAGGTTCTTCAAACTGCTCAGCATTAATCATGTTGGTTCCTTTAGATTTTGCGCCACATTCCGAAATTGAAGAATGCCCGGTTCCGTCTCAACAAAAACATGGTCGGCAAAGTCATGAAGAGTATGATGCTTGCCTTGTGTTTTATACAACAGAGACCGAATAGATTCCATCACAAGACCAATCTCTTTATTCATGTCATGGAAATTGAATCCCATGGAATACATTGAACGAAGAAGTTCTTCAGCCAATCCATCTACCATTTGCATAATTTCTGCATCGGAAAATTTGGCTAATGAGACAGTCTTTGGAACATCAGTATCCAAATAATACCCATCTTCGTATATTTCTACTTCTCGCTTCTTACTCGGAAACGGTATGATGTTGTCATTATCTTGCATGTCATCCTACTTATCCAACAGAATATCTAAACATTGGTTTTTCGAAAGAACGATCCTCATCCAATATCGATTTCAAAAAGGCTTCCCATTGTAGTTTACGATATTTCCAATTGTAAAACAGATTGGCATAACCTGTTTGTCCCATCAGTTGGTTTTGTGTCCAATCAGGCATATCTTTTGATGTTTTGATTGCATTCTCCAAGGTATAATGAAAACGAGCGGCATGATGCTTATGATCTTCATGAATTGGATACATCATAGTCCAGTTTGCGGAAGTTTCTGGCAATGCCGCAAGGTTTGAATGTACACACAACAAACCAGCCGACATGGCCTCCATAAGACACATACAACTCGTTTCTTGCCAAATTGAAGGATAAGCAAAAATATCTGAATTGCTAACAGCCTCTCTTACAACATCATGAGATGCCGAACCATGATATGTGGCATTCGGCATTTCGTTCAATTGATCGAAAAGGTTTTGAAATTCCACATCACGTCCTTCCCAACCATACAATTTGAAAGAAGAAAATACATCAAGGTGTAAATCATACGTTTGAGACAGTCGCTTGAATACAGGAACCAGAATCCCAAGACCTCTATGTGGTGTTGTGTGATAGATTAAACGAACGGGACCTTCGGTTTTGTTTTTTGGCTGCAAAGGATCAATGGCATTTTGGATTACATAACATTTACTCCAAGGAATACGATAGAACGCCATATAAGCCTGCATTTGCCAATTCGAAACAAACACCAATCTATGATACTTGCGCCACCCATCATTCTTCAAATGATCGCTTTCAGGATCACCCGGCAAATCATGTGCCCAGAAAACTCGAATCTTAGTCTCATCCAATTCTCCTCTCAGACGAGAGGGAATAATCTGAAAATTAGACATGAGGTCAGGATCGATTTCGCGCTCCAATCTGCGGCAGAGCAATTCTGTTCCACCATTAGATTTTTCAGCAATCTCGGAATATACAATTCCCATTATGCTTTTCTCACATGTTTCCAACCATGATAAAGCGCATATCTTATACTTGATGGACATACGCCATACATTTTTGCTAATTCTTTCTGAGTTATAGAAGTTGTCATTTTGGCCTTTCTGATATTTGTAACATCTTCTTCTGTAAGTCTGGCGTAATAATGAGTAGAACCTTTGGGTTTATGTCCATGTTTAACAGCATCATTTGCATTCTGTTTTGGTGTTCCATAATAAAGATTATGAGATGCACAATCTTCTTTTTTACCGTTAAAATGACAAACTTGATATCCTTGAGGGCGTTCTCCTAAAAAAATCTGTGCTATAACATGATGCACATATTTCAAATAATGCTTTCCATCTTTACATAAAGTGACATGTTTATAGCCATTGTTTCCAACATGAGGAACAAGTATCCGACCTTTGTAAAGGCGCTTCATTATTCCCCATCTGTTTTTCTGAAAAACGAAATGATCTTTAGACTTGATGTTCCCAAAATTACTCGCTTCGTAATTAGAAAATTCTGGAATTGTTTTCCA